GGATATCCTCCTCCTTTGCAGTCATATATTTAATCTCTACAGTACCACTATGAAGAGGACTATCTTTTGGGTAAAGTAGTCCTCTTGATGGTAGGTCTATAATTTCTGTAGGTATTCTGTATCCTACAGTTTCTTTGTCTCCTTGAGTTACGATAGAACTTTCCGTTTCGGAAGTAACATCTTTCTTTGGATAACTTGTATCTAAATTCATATTTAAAACTTTTTATTAATAACTATTTTTTAAGACTAATTGTTTTGTTTATGATGCAAAGAATTCTGCCCAATCATAAGATATTGTAGCTTCAACAGCTACTAAATCATCTGAAGATACATCAAAACTACCCCAATTGATATTCGCAAAAAATGCACCATTCAATTCCCAATAAGCACCTGTGAGACCGTTAATATCTCCTTGAGGTGGAACATAGTATAATGTTATCTTCTTCTTATAAGTTGACATGTACTCATCTACATCCGTTCTTGAATTGTGATGGTCATCATTTAACCAACTATGAGCAACAGCAGCACCACTTTTACGTGCTGTTAGAGACTCATAAGGGTCATAGAAAGTTACTGAAATATCTTGCCATCTTGATTTACCCTTAATTTTGAATTCAGAGTTGATGGTGTCGACAGCTACAGGATTATTTTCTATAGATGGTATATCCGTAGTCTTGATTAAATATGATTGCTCTCCCGCTTCATAATAGGACTGTATGCTCATTATGAAGCGATTTTGCTGCTTCATATCGACAAACTGAAAATTATTACGATATTGTGCTGACATGGTTATTTTGTTTTATATAAATATAGTGTTAATTATTTTTTTAATCATTGCCTGTTCCTTCAGGAGAATCACTTGGGAATACAGCTCCTGTTGGTAGTACAAAGAAATCAATAATAACGAATTCCGCAGTTCTTGTTGGCTTCAAATATATTGCACCTCTCAATTCATTCCTGTCAATAACCTCCGCAGTATTATTCGTTTCATCCATCACTACTCTAAAATCGTATAATCCTTGCTTCTGTCTTACATCTTGGAAATAAGGTGTAACAATATCAACAAATCTTTTTCTTGTTTGTACTGTATTTTGTTCAAATACTAAGTATCTTGATGTTGATGCAACAAACTTTTTAGCTGCTATAAGTAAACGTCTAACGTTAATTCTATCTAATGCTGAACGTTTTTTCTGTAGTGTCTTTTGACCCCAAACTACAACACCTTCTCTTGGGTATGTAGCTATCGGATTTATATTACTTGCATATAAATCATCTCTCATTGAGGTAGATAATTTAGTCTCAGCTTGTACTGCAATTTCAATTCCACCTCTATTCAAACCCGCAGGAGCAAACCATGGGAAACTAACATAATCGTTAAACGATATCACACCTGCTACTAAGCAAGATGGTGGTAGCCATACGTTTCTGTTAAGGTCAGGGTCTGCAACTTGTAGCCATGGATAATACATTGCTGCAAAGTTAGAATTTCTTGCTTCACCTGCTAATTGAGCTTGTCCAATAGAATCACCATACTTAGTTGGGTCAACTACTAGGAAGACATCACCTCTTTCTTCGCACATTGCGATGGCATGTGTGATGATATCACTGTGTTTTCCTCCTGCCTCTTGTAGTAAACCGGGAATGTAGAGAGTGTTAATATCATATTCATCAGCATTCGACAAGATATCAATTGCATCATAATAAGCCGTAGAACCACTAATTCCTGCTGCTCCTTGAGCTAAATTAAATCCTTGAGTATTACTTGCTACAATGCTATTATAAAAAGCTCTTGGATGTTGAACATATCCATCACTTCCAAATCCGAAAGTTCCTGATACAGCAGCGGGTAAAGATGCAGATAATGCACCACTTCTAATACCACCTGCTTCATTCAAATAGTTTAATGTATTCTTTAGAATCTCAACTCTAACGTATCTTGAACGATTTGGGTATGAACCTGATAATTGAAGATAAGGTCTTCCTGTTCCCGTACCTCTTAAAGTATATACTTGGTCTCCAACAACTCTTGGTAAATATCCCGCATCATTTGGGTCTAGTGACACATTACTAAATTGTTCAATAACAACTTTTCTACCTGTTCTGTCATCACCTCTTCTGAGTGTTAAGTTAAATGTACCTCTTCTAACATTAACATTGTTTACTTCCCATCTAAAATTATATCTTGTACCATAAGTTGATGATAGTAATCCTAATGCTTGAGTTGTAGATGGGTCTTCAATACCATTATTAGATGCTATGTTAGTACCACTATTACCATACAAACCTTCAGACATCAAATGAATTTTAAATGAAGCAGATGCCTCATTAAAATGTGATGCTGTAAGATTAGTTTTAGTCTTACCTCTGTTTAAGAATGCCTTATATGAACCCGAACTAACTACATTAGTTTTGGCTATAGTTGCATTACTATTTATGATTCTAACAACTGTTAGATTATCACCGTATCTTAAATACTCTTGTGCAGTATAGTTTGTCAAAAATTTGAATTCTTGTGCAAAAGCTCCTGAACCACTAATAAAACTATTACCGAATGCTCTAAGGTATTCAGAATAATTTGATACTGTGGTAGGTCTAAAAGCAGGGCCGTATAGGGTAGGGCCAATCACTGCTGCTCCAATTGATTGTATCTCTTGAGGAAGAAAACTTAGGTCTTGTTCTCTCGTGAATACACCCGGACTTACAAATCTTTCGTTAGCCATTTTTTATCTTATTGAATTTAATAATTGTTTTCTAAATATAAATAGTACTTAAATTTTTCAAAATTATATCACTCCTGTTCATTTGGGAATCTATCAACAGCATTTATATCAAATGATGATTGTTCCGTTCTAAATACAATTCTTTTAGTCGTATATGCCTTCTGTATTGTTGATTTTCTTAATTCAAATTCAGATTGTAATCTTGCATCCACCGTCAATGATGTAGTAGCCTTCACTAGTCTTTCTGTAGTTGTTGGGTTTATAGTATCAAAATTTATATCTCCAACTCTTGTCTTAAATTTAAATGAATCTCCCCAACTAAAATTACTTGTTGGAATTATATCTTGAACTATCGAATTCATTTGCTCTATATAATAACTAAATAATATTAGTTCATATTCAATTATATAAAACTCAGGTAGTACTGATATGTAATATTCATCAGAAAATTTAGAATTAGATAATGTTGCATGTTGGTCTCTGATATTTTCAAAATTCCTTTGTTTTGGATTTATAGATATCGTAGCAGAACCATAGTTAACATCTAATTTTTTAAATCTTTCATCCTCAGACATCGATATTCTTCTAATAGTTCCGTATGGAGCTAGTATCTTCCCTTGTTTATCCCTCATGTATCCTCTTGCCTGTATTTGATTCCAAATTTCGGCAGATGCATAAACTATAGGAACATCAATCATTGAATCATTCTGTTCAACTTGAGCATTTATTGTGTTCTTTAAATAATGCATAACTGCATAATCAACATCATATAATGTTATGGCAGGAGTTCTAAAGGTGTCATTATCCCTCCTCGTTTCATACGCTCTGTTAAATGGTGGGTCAACACCCGTTAATGATATATTAGGATTTTCTGCCATTATATTCTATTTGGTAAATCATATATGCTATTTCTCGGAGTCATTACATTTTCAATTCCTAAGCGGTCTGCTGTTATTTTCATACCTCTTGCAATAATACTTACATTATAACCAAATGCATCTCTTCCATCTTCTACAGTTGCTAGTAATGTATCAGGATTTCGTCCTGTCCATAATTGATTAGAACCTACGTAATTTAATTCGTAGTATTCAGAATCCCATTTAATGACATCACCTTCTTGTATTACAAGATTTAAATCTTTTAAATCATCTCTAAGAAATGAAAATGATATATTTCTAATATATGTAGTTAATTCATCACCATCATAATCTTTTTCTTCTCTTGTTATTAGAGAATTAACCCTCATTGGATTATAAAATATTTTTTTGGAAGATTCACCATATATATTTATTTTGGTATACTGCGTAGCTATCTTATATACTATGACTTCAGTATTGATTATAGAGTTAATTAATTCTCTATTCAATCTTCTTATTAAACTTACATCTCTCGAACCTCCGAATAATGGCATATATTAATACTTTATCATCCTATATAAAATCTTAAAGGTACTCTACTCATTTCAACTTGCAATGCTTCTGATTCAGCTGCTTTTCTTTCTAGTAAATTCTGTCTTGAGAATTGGTCTAGAATTTCTTTTAACTCTTCAATTAATGATGTTTTTTCTGCTTCTGCCGCACTTAATAATGCATCACCATTTAATGTAATATCTGATTCAGGTATCGGTATAGAACTGTATTTACTTCTTACATATCCTAGCATCTCTTTAGATAATGCTAATGTATATTTTTTTATCCATTGTTTTCCCATTGCATTTATACGTGAGTATACCATGTTGCTATATGGTACATTTGAGTAATCGCTTATGCGTCCTCTCCCCCGTTTTAATGGATTACTTTCCATATTATTTAAAGTATACTCAAAGTGTAGTGTAGTATCTCGTAAAGGTATTGGGAATATAGTTAGTCTGTTATTTACTAAACGAAAACTATATGCACTCTTTCTAATTAAATCATTAAATTCTATTCCTTGCACTCTAAGTAAATCAGCATTTAAAGGATATAGCATGAAACTTGCAGCAGCCGTATAACCTCCTAGTTCAAAACCATTTATTAATCCTTGTGTGCCTAATCCTGAACCTCCGTATGGGTCTTGATACCTTACTAATGCAGGTATTGGATAGTGATGTATTTTTCTTATTGTGTAATTACCATTGATAAATGAACCTGATTCTAGTGCTATTGAGGTATCCTTAGATAAATCATATGTTTGTTTATCTTGCCGTATTTGTAAACTACCTGTAAAATATGTAACATTTCCTCCCACACCTACAGGTGTTCCGTAATGCTCTGATAACTTGAATAT